GGACGCGGATGCCTGGGGCCGCCGGGCACTGGCGAGCGCGAAACGGATCGCGGAGCAGATGAGGACATGAGGCCGGGCGAAGCAAAGGTCGGGCAAAAAGTGCGCACGGTTGTCGCGTTTGCGGCTTATCCGGAAATCAAAATCGGAACGAATGCGACCATCACGAAAGTTTTGACGCAGAAGCCGGATGGGGATACGGACATGCTCTTCATTCATCCGCACACCTGGATGAACGAAAAAAGCATGCCGTGCGGCGCGGACGACGTAGAGCTCGTGTATTGATATGGCTTTCCTTTTAGAGGTGGCGATCATCGACGGCGGGGATGACACGGTGAAAGTCGTGCATCAGTTCTTCGGCGTGACGGAGCGCGAAGTCGAAACCTACAAGCGGGAGCACTTATCCGGCTGCGAGTACTTCCGCACCGCGGAGCGCGAGGGGCGGACGATCGAGGACCTTGAGGAAATCGACGCGAGCGAACTGCCCACCGCGGCGGATTACGAATTCGATGAGGAGGAGGAAGCCGGATGAAACTCGAGATACCGCAACTGATCGCGTTGGCTGCCGGCGCTGGCTTCGTCGGCGACGATCTCACGACGGCCGTGTCGATCGCGCTCGCCGAATCGGGCGGGGACCCGAATGCCTATAACCCCGAGCGCGCGGCGAACACTCCGCAGGGTTACGGCTCCTTTGGGCTCTGGCAGATCTACCTCAAGATGCACCCCGAGTATAAGGGGCAGAATCTCTTTGACCCGCAGCTGAACGCCTCGGCGGCGTTTGCGGTGTACAGCTCGGCCGGCAACTCCTTCCGCCCATGGTCCACGTTTGGAAACGGAGCGTACCTGGCGCACGTCGACACGGTGAATGGAATCATCGCTGCCGCTTCGGGCGACACAATGGCAAGCACAGATGGCGGGCCGGTTCCGGGCGATGGGGGAATGCTGGGCATGGCCATCGTGGGCGCGCTCGCGCTCTGGCTGGCGATGAAGTACTTGGGGTGAGCGGATGCGGCGGGCTCTTGTCATCTTCGTCTTTGTCGCGTTGGCTGGCTCTGCGGCGCTGGCGCAGTTCACCACAGTTACAGGAACCATCACAGACCCAAACAGTGTTCCCTACTCAAACGGAAACATCACGGCGCAGCTGGTCACAACCGGCACCACTCCCACATTGAATGGTTTGCCTTTCTCGATGAGCGGGTCATCGGGCCTCGACGTGAACGGCAAATTCACCATGCGCCTGGCGGACAACACACAAATCGTACCCGGCGGTCTGCAGTGGAAATTTACAGTCACTTGCGGCGGGGGCTGTGTTCCGCCGGCGGGCGGAACTGGTCCGCAACAATTCTCGGTGTCGATCACCATCTCTGGCGTTTCGCAGGATATTTCCGCGACGCTGAGCGCGGCGGCGCCGGCGCTGACGCGAGTGAGCGGCGGTGGGGCGAATCCTCCGTTTAATACGGTCACGGCGGGCGCAAATCCCAACGCTCTGACAATTGCGGCGGGCGGTTCGCTCTCTCCCGGAGCGGGCAGCGTCCTCGGTACAATCCGCGCCAATCAGGAAGCGTGGACGATTGGGCCACCAAACGCTTCGTTTTATGAAGCGATGAGCACCACGGGCGGCTCGATTAGCGTCAATCAAACCGTCTTAACGCAGATCACCTACGTTACCTCAGTAGGTGGCGAGACTCTGCCGAGCATCTTACCGTCGGCGTCGAACACCCTTCCGACTAATTGTTCCAGCGGTAGTACGTGCTCTTACTTTCTTTCGGGCTATCCGCTTCCGCCGGGTTACTCCGGTTACACGGTTTACACCTGTGCGACCTCATCGTCTTGCACACCACTAAAATTTACCGGCTGCATCAACATCACAGGCTCCTGCACGATTACCGGAAGTGGCACAGGTGCAGGGGTGCCCACGTCTAACACAGCTTACCTGGCGCAGCCGACTCCCATCGGAACTAACACCTGCCCACCGAGCGCGTCACCCTGGCTCTATGTCAATGACGGCTTTAACTGGTATAACTACATCGCTGTGGATGCGTCGAATACTGGAGCCAATCCACCAGCACCTTACAATAAGCTCGTTTTCTGTCGTCCTATCTGGGTGAACGATACTGGAGTTGACCCGCCGTTAGGCCGCAATGCCGTACTTAATATATTCCATCTCGCCAATGGGTCAATCATTAATGCTGGCAATCAAGATCGGAACCAGTTCAACTTTTGGACGAACTGTGCTACTGACAATCCGTGCGGCGATACCGGTAACCATTACGGCGGAGAAGCGTTGCAAGCGGAAGCGGATTGGTTTGATACTACTGGCACGGTATTTGGGCATCCAGACAGTGAAGTCGCTGGCGGTTCATTCCAAGCTGCCGACTTCCATACCACGGTCGGTGAAACGGGACCATCGCTCGGCATTACGGGAGTACGCGCCCACGTATTCCGCGAAGCAGCCGCAACTAGTTTCTCCAACGCCTGCACCTATTGCTGGCAGGGCATCTACGCCAACGCGCAGAACAACAGCACAGCCTCTGGCAACGGGCAATACCTTGCAGCCGTAAATGCGACTTGCGCAGAGGCATCCGGCTCTCCGTCCAATATCAACTGCATGGGCGTCCACATCACAGGCCACGGCAGCGCATGGACGCATAGTTACGGCATCTACATCGAAGATGGCGGCACAGGAGCCACACAGAACAATATGAACTCCCATGCTGCGGCAAGCAACGGGGGTAAGAACTACTTTGAAGGCTCGACATTCCTGAATCATGTCAGCACGACGGGGCCGAACCAAGGTGTCACGAATCCAACCTCCTGCACGCTAAGCGCAGGCTTTGGCACGACTGCCACCTGCACCTTTGACACTGGCTCAAACGACTCCAGCGGCACGATGACGATTACTCCAAGCGGGACGGGCATCGTGGCAGTTGGCAACGTCACGCTTAACTATCAGGCCACGCTGGGAACCAACTCAACTTCATGCCTGTTCTTTCTAGTGAACGGGACGGCGACATTTAACGCCCGCGCTACAGCAATCGGCAATGCGGCAGGGACCACGGCGGCATTTACAGGGATCATCGACAACAACGCCGCTAACTTCACGTCGGGCTCGACCTATAAGGTCAACTACTGGTGTCCGGGAAAATGATTCGCCGAATTCTATTCCTCGTGCTTCTGTTTCGGGTTGCGGCATTCGCGCAGTTCACCACCGTCACAGGCACAGTCACAGATCCCAACGGCCTCGCCTATACCTTCGGCACTATCTCGCCCACGCTGGTTTCGAGCGGCTCTCCGACGCTGAGCGGATTGGCGTACACTCCACCGACGCAACCAACCGGCCTGAATCTGCAGGGCTCGTTCACCATGCGCCTGGCGGACGTGAGTGTGCTTTCGCCCGGCAGCTCGACCTGGTCGTTTCACGTGTGCTCTGCGGTGGGCACGGTTTCGCCTGCCTTTGGCAAGGGGCCGGTGTGCTTCGACGTCACGGGAATTTCCATCTCGGGCGCATCGCAGGACATCGGCGCCACGCTCAGCGCTTCGGCGCTGGCGCTCACCTCTCCCTTCGGCGCGGGAACCGGCTGCGGATCGGGCACCACGAACACGATCATGATGTTCACGGCCTCGACGACGTGCGGGAATTCGCCGATCGTCTTCAACGGGAGCACCCTGATCACCATCAGCAAACAAGTCACGATCAGCGCATTCGGCGCCGCGTTCAACATCAACGGGGTGCTGGCTTCCTACAATGGGCTCACTTCACTGGGGAATTCGGTCGCGCAGGTCGTCGGCCTGGCGCAGGGCAGCGCGTTCACGGCCAACATGGGGTCGGTGCAGCTCGGGGTGGCGGTGCCGGCCAGCGGACACCAGTTCTATCGGGTCAACTGCTATTTAGTGGTGACGACGGCTGCAGGGACTTCGAGCACCTTGCCGCAGTGCCAAGTGTCATGGACTGATGCCAATACCAGCGTGGTGGAAACAACAACGTTCTCGCCAACGAGCAGCGCGAATACGGTTGGAACCTTTGTGCAGGGGACTTTCTTTTTCAATCCAAAACCCGGCACCACGATCAGCGTATCAACCACGGGATACGCCTCGAATCCGGGTGCAGCCATGATCTACGTGAACGGATTCGACATGGAAGCGCTCTAGTGCGGTGGCGGACCTTCTGGCCAGTAGTAGAGTATCCATCCGCCCGGAAATGTAAATCGCCGCTTAGAGCCCACAAGCCACCAAAGGAAATTCCAGCAGTGGGCTGCACTCACGGCGGCGATTCGGAGCATCATCAGTGCGCCCGCTGAATCCGCGGCGCGTCTACCTCGTCCGGAATGAAAACAATCTGCATGGTTAAAATCTTGCGGCACTGCTCGTGTGAGCAGGCCACGGCGAACGTCATGGAGTGGGGCGTGGGCCACTGAAAGGCGATGACGGCCGGGAGTTCTTTGCCGCAGTGAGGGCAGCAGGGGATCTGAATCGCGGTGCCGGTGCTCATAGCTTCTTCATCACCTCGTGAAAGTGCTCCCACATCTTCCGCCATGACTCGCCGAAAATTCCTTCCGCTGCGTGCTCGGTGTGCACGCGTCTGACGTAACTAACGTGCGAGTGTTCTTGGCGCCACTTTTCCAGCGCGGCGATGCGCATCTCGAGTTGGGCGATTTTTTCTTGGAGCGGCATCGTGCTCATGGTTTCGCCTCTCCGCGCTCTCGATCAAACTCTTGCACGATCGCCCGGGCGCTGTCCACGGATTCCTCGCCGCGCGCTATGGCCTCCGCGTGCAACGCGCTGTGCATCCATGCCGGCCACACGTACGTTTTGAACATCTCCTGATCAAAGCACACGATAAATTCGCCTTTGCCCAGCGTCGCGATATCGGAGCGCGACGGCCGCGGATAGAGATTTTCGGGGATGGCGTCCAACGTCTTTTCGATTTCCGAGCGCAGGCGCTGCACGCCAAAAAGCCAAACGCGGATCTGGCTCAGCAGTACAGCACTGATGCCGGAAATATTCTGGGAGTCAATCCAGAGGAAGTTTTCGAGCGCAGCCCCCTGGCGGATGAACTCTTCCGCGGCGTCGCGCACGGGCGAGCGGCGCTGGGCCGGCGCAAACCTCCAAGCTTCGGGCATGGCGACGATCGTGCGGAAACTATGCTGGTGCACCCACCGGATCACGGACCGCACGATGAGCGATTGGATGTGGAACTCGTAGCGCTCCAGGTCGATCACGTTCAAGCCGAATTCCAGATCTGGTTTCGCAGAACTCGTTTTCAGTTTTGCGAGCTCTTCAATTGCGGTTTTTAGATCGTCCTGAATCTCGCCGAAAACCATCTCGCGTTGGCCGGTGGCTTTTGCGAGCGCGGTGCCCACGTTGGTTAAAACGTCCTCGAGCGAATTCGGCCGCGGCCATTCGGCAAAGAGTTTAGACCCGGGCCGCCCGGCCTGGCCGGCACGGCAAACGCTGCGCAGGCACTGGCGCTGAAACTTATCCCACCTCTCCTCCGTGAGCGCTTCGCAGAGGGTCCGCACCGTGCGCCAATCGACATGGTCCTCATAGTAGGGCGGCAATTCTCGCGACAGGCGGAATGAACCTTCCCCGCGCTTGGTGAGGAATGCGATGCACTTCGAATCGGAGCGGGAGGCGCAGGCCTCGAGGGCGGTGGTCTTGCCGGCGCGCTGGGTCTGACCCACGATTACCATGTGGCCCACGGGGAGGTGCACGGGATTCCCGGTGCCGGATTCAAAACCGAGATGGATCACGCGGAAACCTCTTGCGTAACTTCTTCGGCTAGCAGATCGAACAGGCTCGGCGTCGCCATCTGCCGCTCGGCTGCCTCCAGATAGAAGCAGGCATCCCGCCAGTACGATGCGGCGAGTTCGCAGGCGATTCCCTTCCGGCCGAGCTTGATGGCGCGCAGCGGCACGGTTCCGAGTCCGCCAAAGGGATCGAAAATCGTCTCGCCTTTCATGGTGAATTGGGCGATGGCGCGATCGGCAAGGTCGAATTGCATCGGGCAGAGATGCATCTCGCGGCCGGATGCGGACTGCGCCGAATTCAGGCTGAGCATGCGCGTGATATCGGTCCACACGTCCGGATGCCACGATTGCGGCTGTAACAACATGAAAGTTACAGGCAGGCGTCCGGCGCCGGGGCAGCGGAGCGGCTCCGGATCCTCGGGCCCGAGCGCGTGCTGCACCGTGATCTGATCGCAGTGCGTCGGCTTCAGGTGGATGTGTCCGCACTCCTGGCAGGTTTCCAGACTTTCGCTCAGCGCGACGTGGCGCTCGAAGTCGTAAACCTGGGTGCGGGAGAATTCACGGAACATCTTAAAGATTCTTTCGTGCGGGACTCCCTGTAAATCTTCCGGAGACAGCAAGCGATTTCCGCTTGATCGGGCAAAGCCGTGGGCATCGATTTGCCAGCGGGACCTGGAGTATTCGGCCTTCTCTTTGATCACGGGCGCATCGGCGTAGCCTTTCGATGAGTCGGTTGGTGGCCGGCGGAAGATCAGCAGGTATTCCGGCATCCCCACTCCCATACGGCTTCCGTCCTTACACTGCTCAGTCCAGCCAAGCCGATAGGTTTGGTTGTTCTCGCGCACGACGTCGGTCACGATGGTTTTCATGCCGAGATAAGCAAAGCCTCCGCGCTGAAAGTGGCGGATGGCATCGCAGTGGAATGGGTAGGCGGTCTGGAAGCCCATGCCGTTCAATCCGCCGGGCACGATGCGATCTTTGACGTGAATCAGGCAGGCGCGGCCTGGCTGAAGGACTCGCCAGAGTTCGGGAATCAGGAATCCCATCTGCTCCCAGAATTGCTCGTTCGTCTCGGTGTGGCCGAAGTCGTTGTAGCTCGGCGAGTACTCGTATTGCGTGCTGAACGGAATCGAGGAGAGGACCAGGTGCACACTCGCATCCGGCATCGCTGCGGTTTCGAGCACGGCATCGTTGTGGACCATCTTCCAGTTCTCGCCAGAGGCCTCGGTGCGCTCTATTCCCAGCGATCGGCCGAATTCATGCTCGAGCGCGTTGGTCGCAAGCCCGTATTCGCGAATGATGGCGGACATCTGCGCGACCAGTTCGTTGTGCTTCTGCCACTTTTCCTCGAGCACGCGGCGCACTTCGCGCTCGGCTTCGGTGTAAATCAAATGGATGGTGACGGTGCGCGACTGCAGAAAGCGGTGGATGCGCTTGACGCTTTGCAGGAATTCGGCGAACTTGAAGCCGATGCCCGCATAGATGGCGGTGTGACACTGCTGCAGGTTCACGCCGGCGCCGTACATGACGGGCTTCGAAACGAAGGCGGTTGTTTGCCGATTCTTCCACGCCATCATCAGGCCTTCGCGGATATCGATACTCTGATCGCCGTGGAGCGACGAAACGGACACTCCCATCTCTTCTAGAGTGCGATCGATGGCGCGCTGCTCGTCGTTGCGGTCACACCATACGATGAATTGCTCTGGATTCTCGCGTAAGCCTATCAGTTGACGCACGCGGCGCACTCTCGCCTGCAAGCTGTCTTTTTTCTCCCGCGCAGCGTGGGTGATTCCCAGCGCAGTCGATCGGATCAGCCTTCCCTGTCCGCCCTTTTCCGGCGGTGCCGTGGTGTGATCTGAGGGCAACTCGTGCCACTCTACGTGCAGATCGGGCAGCGCGTACTCGGAGCCATCGAAGCCAAGGTCCTCTGGACTCTGCAGGAAAATCGCCCAGGATGAAACCCAGAGCCAGAACTCACGCTCTTTGGTTGCGTGCAGCGTTAGATTGTCGGCTTTGGTTGAGTCGCGCTTAAAGAATCTGGTTTTCGCCTGGCTCACATCCATCACGTCGAGGAAGGCAGCATAGGCGAGCAGTTCGATGTATTCGTTGGGGCTCGGCGTTGCGGTGGCAACGAACTTATAGCGCACCTGGCCGTTCTCGTAGAGGCGCATGAACTCACGGAAGGTCTTGGTGCCTCCGAATCCGCGCAGGATCGCTGCCTCGTCCAAGCTCGCGCCTCCGAACTTCCGCGGATCGATCTTACCTTCGCGCACGCTCTCGTAGTTGGTCAGATAGATGTGCGGCGCGCCGAATTTCGCCTCGCTGGTTTCGCGGATGAAGGTCAGGTCTAATCCGAGCGTTGCCGCGTCCCTGCGGAACTCCTGGCGCACCCCAAGGGGCGCGGTGATCAGGAAGGGCTCGCAGGTGTGCTGCGAGATGTGCCGGCCGATTTCCAGCTGCATCATCGTCTTGCCGAGTCCGAAAGCGGCGAAGATCGCGGCATTCCCTTTACGGAGCGCCCAGCGGATAATCGCGGTCTGGTGCGGCTTCAGGCAGGGGTGCAGCGCGGTAGCGTCGATCGAGATGCCGCGCTCGGGAGCGGTCACCATCTTGGAACGGAGAAAGTCGTTATAGGCTTCAGTCATTAGCGCTCGAAAGGTTTTCTTTAACCCCGTATCTTTCATAGTTTTCCACAGCTTATTAACTGCTTTGTTTTCACTGCCCGTTTTCAGTCGCCTCAGACAGCCTTTTTCCGCTCATGAATTTGCGCACGGTGGACTCATCGGCCTTGACCCGATGCGCAACCTCTCTCCATGGCAGCCCCTGCGCGCGCAATGCGGTAATCTGAGCGGCATCGAGGAGCAGGCGCTTGCGTCCCATGTGCTTGCCGTTCGCTTTGGCGTGGCGCATGCCGGCGCGCACTCGTTCACTGATGAGGGCTCGTTCAAATTGCGCGATCGCGGCGAAGATGTGGAATAGAAGCTCGCCGTGGGGCAGGGTGGTGTCGATGTTCTCCTGCACGGAGACAAACTGCACCCCCAGCGCTTTGAATTCCTGCAGAGCGTCCACCAGGTGCGTCACGGATCGGGCAAAACGATCAAAGCGCCAGACGAGCACGACGTCGCACTCCCGCTTGCGGACCCGGGCCATCATGGCATCGAGCGCGGGCCGCCGCTCCTTGGCTCCGCTCCATCCGGCATCGGGGAAGGTTTCAATCTCCCATCCGCGGCGCCGGGCGAACTCCGACATAGAGGCGAGCTGCATGCCTTCGTTTTGGTCGCCGGTCGACACTCGAGCATAGAGAAAGGCTTTCACGGGCGCACCACCTTGTTGCACTGGGAGCATCTTCCGTAGTGCGCCGCGGCAAAGTTCGTGCCGAAGCCCGTGCCGTCGTACCAGTCCCACACGTGAAAGATGAAAAAACAGTGCAGATACCATGCCCACATAACGGCGAGAACTACGGCAATGAAGCCGAGCACTGCAAAAAGTGCCGGGCTCACGGCTGCACCCCCGGCGGCGGGTCCGTGGGCGGCTCTTTCACGATGACGGTGATTTTGCTTTTGGCTTTGCGGGTGCGCGACTTCTCTTCTGCGCTGGCCTCTACGGGCGCATCCGTGGCCGCTGGCTGCGCGAATAGCGGCGCAGAGCGTTTCACCATCAGCGCTTTGGCGAATTCCTCTAAATCGGCCTTATAGCAGCCGTGGCGCTTCACCACGTCGCGAAATTCCTCGATATCGTGCTTGCGGGTGCGCCACACGGAGCGGTCGCGTTCGTCGCGCTTCGGGAATCCGTCTTTGTCGCGCGCGGCGTCGGCATGGCAGAGCTCGTGGTCTACGAGTGCGCGTTTCTTCTCCGGGGTGAATGCATCGTCGAGCCACACCTCGCGGTTAAGAAGGATTACAAAATCCCAGTCGATGAGCTCGCGCTGCAGGTCGCTGGCCTTGACGCATCGCCCGAGAATCAGATGCCCGTCCAGGTCGCGCTTCAGCTTCTTGCGCCATGCGAGTGCGATGCGCGCTTTATTCAGATCCGGGTGATACTTGTCACGCATCTCGCGGAGGATCTTGTACGGCTCGGGCTCGTGCATGCCATCCATGGGCGGGATGAGTTCGAAATTGATCGCTTTCGGCTTCGGCGGTTTCAAGCCTTTCATGCGGTGCGCTCCTCTCGTTTTTCGTTGGCTGCTTGCCTGCGCGTATCTACTTCAGCCCGGAATTCGGCGGTCGAGCGCAGGAGATTGGCCTGGTACTCGATCAGCGCGGCACGCTCCTCGTAGAGTTC